GGCAGTGGATTGAATGAAGAAGCTATAGCCAAGCTAGTTCCACTTATCTCCTACTTGTATACCCAGGCTGAGAACGCACGTCTGGTTGGCCATAATTACCGTCAAGGAACGGATCAGACGCGAGCTTATGCCATGGGACGAGAAGACGGCTTGCAAACCGCCATCAGCTTAATCAACGAAATAATTGGCAAAACAAAAACCGCTAAGCGCTAGAACACTTAACGGCCAAAAATGAGGTTTCACATTGAGTGACCTCATTATATCACAGAAGGAAATGAGGTAAAACAATGACCAGAGAAATTGGCAAGCAACTTGACCGTCTTGAATCACTTGCATACAAAGTAAGAACTAATCAGTACCTCTTGGATTATTTGAGAGAATGGGCAGAAACCAAGTGCAATCTATTCAGAGATGATGATCCTCACATGACCGATGGTGAGAAGATTAAAAACCGCTTGTTCCTGAAAGATAACTTTAAAAAATACATGGATATCTTGGGTCAAACATCACTCGATATGATCAAATTCGAAGCAGACTTAATGGATGTTCGCCAAAATATTGCCGATCAATACTTCCATGAAGGCGGTGACGATCATGAATGAAAGCCCTAGTTACTATGCCATCATTCCAGCGGGTGTGCGCTATGACAAACAGCTACCACAAGGAGCAAAGCTTCTGTACAGCGAGATCACGGCACTCAGCAATAAGAACGGTTACTGCTGGGCATCAAATGACTATTTTGCAAAACTCTATTCGGTTAGCAATAGCACAATTCAAAGCTGGCTAAAGTCTCTCGAAGATAAGTCGTATATCAGCAGAGTCATTAAATATAAAAGCGGAAGTAAGGAGGTTGAACAGAGATTTATTAGTTTAAACCCCCACCCAGAAAACTGCACCACCCCACCCAGAAAACTGGGTGACCCCCACCCAGAAAACTGGCAAGAGAATAATACAAGTATTAATAAAAACATACGTGCATCCAGCACGTTAGAGAGTGACTTTGAAAAGCTATGGAAACTGTATCCAAAGAAGATCGGCAAGAAGCCGGCGTTAGCTGCTTACAAACGGGTAATGAGTAGAAAGAAGAACCCTGCTACCAACAGACAAATTCAGGATGGCATTGTGGCTTATCGACAGCTAATCAATAGCAAAGGCACAGAGAAGCGGTTTGTCAAAGACGGTAGTACTTTCTTCAACCAAGAGGCATGGAACGATTATCTTGAGGTCGTAAAGGAAGAACGAGATGAGCAGGAAGCTCGAAAGCCTAAGTTCGATCCCAAGAAAACTGCTATTGCGATGTATATCGACTACAACAGTCCTGAACGAGTGCTTGAAGAAATCAAAGCGCAAGGTATTCCGATCAATCCAGAAGATGCTAAACGTTACATTGCTGAATACGATGAACGGAGGCAACAAGCTTGACAAAAAAACTTTATGACCCTAGCAATCCTGAACCACATGTCATGTATGGACTATATACGAAGCCGGAACTCATCAAGTCTGAATGGATTGATCCTAAATGGTTTAACAGCCAGCAATACGCTGCAGTAGTTGCCTACATGAACAAGTTGCCAGGTGACGTAGATACGCTGGAATTGCAGGATGGTTTTGCAACAGCTCATCCAGGCGTGATGTCAGCAGCAGATTGGCAATACATTATGACCAGTGATTTTGGCACCTCACGTTTTGACTGGTGGGTTGGCAAGCTAAAGCGGGACTATTTCCGTAGTCAGCTCATTAAAGCAGCACAAGCGTACTCGGAAGAACCAAGCGAGGACAATCTTACCGCGATGATGGTTGCCTCACAGAATGCTACTGCTGCCAGTCAGACGGTAACTGAAAGTACCATTGCTGATTTGGCAGCAGACATGGAAGACAAAATGATACACGGTGCCGCTGACAATGGGATTAAAACGTACTTCACTCTTAACAATATTCTGGGTGGTGGCTTGATGCCGGGACGTTTGTTGACGATTGGTGCGCGCCCTGGTGTCGGTAAATCAGCATTCGCGGTTAATCTCATCGTTGAGGCTTTGAAACAGCAACCGGAATTGACAGTTGATATGTTTTCGCTTGAAATGTCAAATGCAGAAAACTACAACCGCTTGTTGGCCTGCAAGACTGGCATCAGTGCTGGTAAATTTATCAACCCACAGAAAAGTCTAAGCGATGCTGAGAAGGTTGAGGTTGAAAAGGCGGGAAACGTCCTTAAAGACTATCGCTTGCAGCTTTACGACAAGCAGGTGGAATTACCACAGATCGTCAAAACAATGCGTCAGCGAGCCGCAGAAGCGGAAAAAGGCTATCTTGCCATCGTGGATTACCTTGGATTGATCGGTGTTCGTGGACAGCCTGATCGCCGCCTGCAAATAGAAGAGATCACGCGGCAGTTTAAAGTGCTGACTAACGAATTAGAGATTCCAATCGTGTTGCTTAGCCAGCTATCGCGAGCCATTGAAAATCGACAAGACAAGCAACCGGTACTCTCAGATTTACGAGAGTCGGGATCAATTGAACAAGATAGCAATGCGGTTGGATTCCTTTGGAATAGCGACCGGCAGAACGAAAAATCGGATATACGTACTGTGACTTTAACAATTGCAAAAAATCGTGAAGGAGCACTTGGTAGCATTGATTTTAATTTCTTCGCACCAAAGCTGCAGTTTAAGGTGGCGTATTGAAATGGCTTATCCAACTATGACACTTAAAGAGTTCAATGCGTATATGCATGAGGGGCATTATCAATATTCACTATTCGTTATTCTGCAGCTTGATGAAGCCGTGGAATATTTAAAAAAGGCGCAGCAAGCCGATACTGCTATGAAGAAGTTTTGGTACAAATGGGCGTACGTGACATTGGTCGATGCGTTAGAGACGGCTGAGTCAGAATATTATGGAGAAACTAGCGCATATTTACCAACAAAAGAAACTGATCCAGTAACGCGAGCATACTGCCAAAACACATACGACATTTGGCGGGGATATCTGAAAAAGCTAAATGTGAACTTACCGAAACAAAAATTTTGAGGAGGCAAAAGCATGATTGAGCATGAGGACGAAACTAACAATGCAGGCCAAGATTGGGCACGTGAACGACTTCGTAACTTTCTTGACGATCATCCCAGCTTGCCAATATACCGTTTTGCTTTGATTGCTGGTGTGAGCCGCATCACGATTGCTAGTTTTCTTAGTGGCAAAGAGGTAATGATGATCACACTTACAAAGATAGCTAAAGCCATGGGAATATCGCTAGAAAAGCTAAAACAGCCAATTAGCGAGGAAGAATACAAGGAACTACTGGAGGAATCTTAAAATGCAAGCAATTAAAACAAAAATGATGGTCGGTGATCTGGTTATGGTTCCTGATCGAGTATTCATGGGCGTGCGTGATATTGGCGGTGTGGCACGAATCATCAGAATCGAGCGATACAACGCCAGAGGTGAACGTCAAGACATCAACAAGCCAGTTGCTTTTGATGGCAAGGCACCCAAAGAGCTAATCACAACGGTTGAGATGGTTGATGGCAAGCAACGTCAATATTATCTGAAGGACGTGAAGCCGGCGTGAACAGGATCATTATTCCATTGCCCCTCATGACTCTTAATCAGTACATCAAGGTTGAACGAGGCAATATGTTCGGCGGAGCAAAAGTCAAGAAGCAAGCAACCGAAACGGTAATGTTGGCTGTGAGAAAAGCGATGAATCAGGGCGTGAAATTCCAATGGGGGAAACCTCTAAGTTTCGACTGGTACTGGTATGACAAGCGAACAGACCCGGACAACATCGCTTTTCAGCACAAGTTTATCTTCGACGGCATGCAAAAGGCTGAATTTTTAGAAAACGACAACTGGGATCACATTGTAGAACTACGAGACCGGTTCTTTATTGACAAAGCTAACCCGAGAGTTGAAGTCGAAGAAATCGATTGAGGAGGACGACCAATGAGATCGCTAGAATTATTTGCAGGAATTGGTGGCATCGCATTGGCTGAACAAATGGCTGGAATTGAAGTGGCCGGTTTGTGTGAGTACGCAGACTATCCGCGCATGATTTTACAGAAGCACTGGCCAGATGTGCCACTTTTTAAGGACGTGACAAAACTTGATCGAGAAGAACTCACAAATGCAGGAATCAATCCCGACTCAATTGGCCTTGTTTCCGGCGGATTTCCTTGCCAACCTTTCAGTATTGCCGGGAAGCGAAAAGGCACGAAAGATGACCGCGACCTCTGGCCAGAAATGTTTAGAATTATCAAGCAAATCTGGCCAACTTGGGTTGTTGGAGAAAATGTTGCTAACTTCGCAAATATGGAACTCGACAGAACGCTTTCTGACCTGGAAGGCGCGGGATACCAAGCACGGGCATTTGTATTACCAGCTTGTGCCGTCAATGCCCCGCACCAGCGGCTCAGAACATTCATTGTGGCCCACGCCGACAGCAAGCGATACTTTTACCGCGAACCTGAAAAGCAGCCAGCAGAGGATAGGCAGTCGCCATTCAGTAACGTTGCCACAAGTGGTGAGAATGTTTTGGCTAACTCCGACGGCAACAGACGGGAAAAGAGCAAGCCAGTTTTCAAGCAAAAGTTTAGCCAAAGGAAAAGTGAACGGGAACCTAGCACAACAAGTAGCACACCAGCAAAATGGCAGCCTGAACCCAGCGTGGGTCGAGTGGCTGATGGGGTACCCAATCGGTTGGACAGAATAAAAGCGTTAGGCAATGCAGTAGTCCCACAGCAAATACTGCCAATATTTAAAGCAATCGTTCAAATTGAGGACATTAAAAATGACTAAAAAAATCGTGTTTACGGCTGATGTCGTTCACAAACTGTTAGGCGTTCGTGAGGCACAGCAGGCACCAGCAGCATTGATGAAGATTATCATGGATCAGCAAAAGCGTAACGAGCTTTTTAAGCAATTCCTAGATGTTAGCACTGACGTATCACATGACTGGTTCTCACAATATTTCATGAGCGTTCAAGCTGATCGTAAAGACAAGAAACAAGATTTCACCCCGGAGAGTATCAGCAAGCTCGTGAACATGCTCGTTGGATCGAATGACAGTAGCGAGTATTACGAGGTTGCCGCTGGGACTGGATCAATGATGATTCAACGATGGCAACAAGACCGTTTGAAGCACAAGCCGTGGGACTACCGGCCAAGCATGTATTTTTATCACCTTGAAGAGCTTGGCGACAGTACGTTGCCGTTTCTAATATTCAACTGTGCCATTCGCGGCATGAACGCAACAATTGTTCACGGTGACAGTCTGACACGTGCTGCTAGACAAGTATATTTCATTCAAAACGATGAAGACGACTATTTGCATTTCAGCACAGTGAATGTGATGCCGCACAGCACAGACGTTGAACAAGAATTTGATATTCGACAATGGCTAGAGCCTGAACAAAATCACATTGAATCAACAGAGATACCCGCAAGATACAACGAAGCCATTCAGAAATTAGCAGTGGGAAAGGAGACCGAGCAATGAAAACAGGAGACGACACGTTCGATGACATCTACATCAGCAAAGAGACTGGTAAGGTCGTAGGCGTCATGTATGAAGGTGTGGACTACAAGCTAGTGCCAGTAAATAAATGCGATATCCCACTGGGACAATTGGCCGCTCATATTAATAACTATGCATACCGAAAAGAGGACGAAAAATGAGCGAAGAGAAAATATACCTTATTAAGGACGGTCATGAATTGCGATTGCCTGTACATGCATTTATTGCTGAAACTGAAGAGGTGACTGACGATGCTGATTAAGCTAGACAGCGGTGACTATGTAAACACAGATTATATCGAACGTCTGTGGATGGTGAATGAGCATGATGGCTTCATCAGGTTTGTTAACAATCCAGACGTTCCTATCACTGAAAAAGATCGCAGTCGTATTGTAAAGGCTATGAAGCCGAAGATCATGCTTACGTTAGGCGAATCTGGGAAACTCAAGCCTACTATTTATCATTACGGCGGAATAGATTATGGTGCCATGGCATTTTCACCATTAATTCATGACCATGAGGTGACTGACGATGAGTGAATGGAGAGAATCATTTAAAGGGGTATATGGTTGGTCAGTAAGTGATGATGGCAAGTGTGTACCACCAGCACAGCATTTTCCGGAGTGCGTCATTGAGCGCCTTAAGTGGGTCGAACGATGGGCCGAGGATGGGCTAACGTTCCAAGGCGCGTTTGACGCGGTCCTTGCAAACAACGAGGACCAGATCGCTAAGGAATTTGAGCTAGGCGGTGAGTGGCTGCCAACTACGCAAAAATTCCGAGACTGGCGTGACAAGCCCGGCATTAGTGGAACTCGACAGATGCAGATTGCGGTAGTGCTAATGTATGGTTACGAAGATAACAAAGAGGTGAATGACGATGACGAATAAAGCCGACATAGACGCTGCGCAAAAGGCCATCGATGCCGCGAACAATGCGATCAACAAACTTGATCTGTGTGGCCTGTATGATTGCGCGTGGCAAGCACATGATGGCTATTAACGCATCATCGATTACAACAAGGAACAGTTGGAGGTGACTGACGATGAGCAATGAGACGAAGCGGGACGTGTTGGTAAATGCTGTTGACGCACTGGCTGATGCACAGGCGAGCAGTGACAATAATGTTGGACTTGGACACCAAGATGCAGATTTATTCATGGCTGAATATGATGCCGCCTTGCCAGATGATCTGCCGGTTATTCCGAAAGCGGTAGGCGATGTGATTGTAAAACTCAAACACAAAAAATTATCTCTATCCGGAGCGATGAGCTACGCCGCAGTAGTTTCTTTATCTCCATGGATGACGTTTGAACATGAGGACACCTTCGCCCTTGCATGGGTGCTAGGCGCTTGGAAAGTAGAGGAAACCGGCGAAATTGTGAAATTGGAGGCGGAGAAATGAGCCAACTGGAGAGGACGGATAAAAAAATGAAATTCAAGATTGTGGGCCGCAATGGCGAAACCAAAATCAAGGAATTCGAGTCTCAGTACGAAGCAGATTTATACTGCGAGCGTCTCAACTATGAGCGGTTGGAACGCCTTGGCTTGATTGAGCACCTGAACATGCCAGCAATCAAATTTGATTAGGAGTACATCACCATGAAAGAAATCGTGAAATTGGAGGCGGAAAAATGAAGTTAGTTAAAGGCGACATCATTCGAAACCCGTGGGTGAGCGACCCAAAATGGCGAGACTTCATTTTCATTCGGCGCGGGAAGAAATATGTGCACACTTTGAGATCTAATCGTGGACTAATTGAAGACGCAATGTTTGACAAAAAAGACGTGGACGAGCGTTTCACAAAAGTAGGCCATTCAGTTGGATTCGACACCATGCTGCGAGAAGTTTCTGGCGAGGAGGCGGAGAAATGAAACGAGAGATTAAGTTCAGGGGGAATCCGGAGCTACTGGAGGGAAAGCAATGAAAAATGGGCATTACCGTTTCATGTCATGGCTTGGGTTCATTTTATGTATTGTGGTTTCATTTATGCCTGAGAAATATTTGGCATACGGATACTATAAAACATATGTTTTTCTGACATTGTAAGCAATCTTGTTTGCGCTTTGGGACATTGCGGATTCAATCAGGGAGAAGCAGAAATGAAACAGATGATTGCCGTCATGCTGCTAATCTCAGGTGCTGCAATGCGGGCGTGGGTTAACTGGGAAAGGAGATGAAGAAAATGAATGATCGGCATCGAGCGGTAATGCGAGCACGTATTAGGTATGAGCGTAGGAAACATGAGCACAGCATGGACGGATTCGTAAAAGCACTTTATCCAGTCTTTAAGGCGGCCGCTACCACGATTAAACAATGGTCTGCCGCTTTTCAGGGAAACAAAAAGCGCGTCTGATGAAGGACGCGCCGGAGGCCAAACGTACGATTGAGAGTGAATGAAATCAAAGATTAGGAGTTGGCCTCCAACGACAGTATAGCAAACGCACATGTTGAACGCACGTTTAAGGCATCAAAAAAGCGCACCACGAAGGCACGCTTATCCCCAAAACTTTTACAAATTTAATTATACCATAAGGAGTGGACGCAGTGGTGCGAGCAACGAGATATTTTAGCCCAATTGATCATGACAAAACAATTGAAAACGCCAAAGAGGTCTTGGGGAACTACTGGCATCACAAGCGGCTCGCTCAACGCACCAAAATAGCGCTAAGAAGCCCCGTGATGGACGGCATGCCCAAGTCACCAAGCTATGGCAACAAAGCCGAGGACAAGCTCGTATCGCACGCTGACGAGCTGTACTATATAGCGTGCTGTGAAGGTGCCATTGAATCTCTAGAGAATGAAAACTACCGGATCATTTTAGTTGAGAGCTATCTGACTCCAAAGACGACACGTAAATCCAGCCTTCAGTTAGCCGACCACTTGCATGTTGACCGAACGACCCTTTGGCGACAAACACAAGAAGCTCTCTATGCTTTTGCTGAAATATGTCCGCTAGTGAAACTAGTTGCAACATCCGTGCAACAATGATGCAACAAAAAACACGCTTTTCCGTCATATGATGGTATTGTGCCAAAGGTGAGAAACCTGAGACACCGCATTTTTCCTCCGAGCCATGGTGATGATAAAGCTGTGGCAAGGCGTGGCAATGAGGACTGACTGCGATAGTCAGGCGGGTTCGATTCCCGCATGCCACATTGCGCTATCAAACGTGCACCAGATTGGCCGGCGGAAAACGGCTGCGCAGTGCTCACTTAATCACCTCAATGTAGTATTCCAGTTCATGCTGGGGTACTATTTTTGCGAGGTGATACGAAATGGACAAGAAAGCGGAAATTCGGGCCATGATTGAGCATCCAGAATATCTTTTGCATGCTGAGAAAATGAGCTTGGATAAGAGAATAGAGCAGAAAAAGCTTGATAGTAAGGATGTGAGGTCAGCAGTGGTCGATACTGCCAAGTCGAAAGGAAAGCAGCTGGCGGTAGACGTCTTAAACGGCAAATGGGGAGATCTGATCCTTGATCTTGTGGATACGGGGGATCATTTAAAAGACCGTTTGGATGACATGAAGAAGACTTTGCTTTTGGCAGAATATCTACAAAAGACCGATGATCAAGAGCAGGGCCTTCACAGGTTGAGTTCTCTCCTCACAAATCCGTACGGACTGAGTATCTATTCGAAAATAGTCTCCCTACTGTCAGATGCTCCATCAGATGATGATATGTTGGATATTATGTCTGATTATCTGGGTAATCTTGCAAATGAAAAAGATTGGGGAAGCACTTTTTCTAAGAACAAGAGCATTTTGAATTTAATAGACAGAAGTTCTCCGCTAGCTCTAACTCTGCTTCGGAATTCAGACCATTGGCCGTTAGTTCCAGGACCAAAAGCATTCATTGCTGTAGATGGTAGAGTGCAGGGAGACAATACTGGATGGGTAGCAACCGCATTTAGCAAAGTGCCAGTTTTTTCTAACATTGAGAAGACAAGCATCCAGATGGCAATCGTTGATTTAGAATCAAATAAGTTAGCTGAATTTATTTCGGGAACGCTGAATCCACCATACGCTAATCCCAATAATCCTTCAGAGTTAATTTATGCTGAACGTCCGACCGATGCTGGGAATATGCTTAAGGCAGCCGTTTCGAAATCTAGTGCTACAAACCAAGAGAGCTAATATGACGCTTTGGCATCTTTTTATTTACTAAAGCACTCCGCCAAACGGTGAGGTGCTATTTTTGTGCAACAAAAAGGCCCTCTGAGCGATTAACTGAGGGCCTAGCTACCGGTGTTTACTGAGGTGAAACAACGGTACCGAAAAAGAGTATAACACATGTAGCAATAAATCGGATTAAAAAAGCCCTCAGAGACCAGTCCAAGGGCCAAAAGAATGAAAAAACGGAATACTTGTGTGAGCAGCAGCGGTTGACTTGGAGGAGAAAGGCCACTGCTCACATATATATATTAGCACATTCCTTATAGAAGATACTAAAATAGCCCTCGGTTGGGGGCCGAGAGCCTAAAGAAAGGGTATTACAAAGGAGTGAAAATGAGTATCTGTTGGGAACAATTTAATTCTAACTCATCGAAATTTTTTAAGCAACAAAAAAGCTTTCGGGGCCTAATCCGAGGGCTTAAGAACTCGGGAAGTTCTTCATGAGAATGTGAGCAGCGTCATCAAACTGCTCACGGACATTATATTTTCGGAGGCGAGTAGATGCAGTGGACAGATGAACAAATCAGTGACATTAGGAAGCTCGCCTCTGAAGGCTTTACCAGACGAGAGACGGCAGACAAGCTCGGGATTAGCTATGATGCGCTTCAAGGTAAAGCAAAACGGCTTGGCATCGAGTTCCAAAAACCGCTAAAGAATGAATACGATTCAGACGGCACACAGTCCAGTGAAACCATTCTAAAAGTTGTCAGGGGTCACAAAATGACGCCTAGAGAGGTTTTAGAAGCTCACGGGTATGATTACACCAAGTGGGAGCTTGTACGTGCCACAAGCAATTTTTGGAAGCAGACGCCTGAAGCGACATTGTATCAAAGCAAGATACAAATCAGGCCGTTGATTGAAGCAGGACAATACGAATCATTGATGAATGACATCATCACACACAAGGAGCCGTATAAAGCCAAGGCTCCTATTTTTGTGGAATCAGATCGCTATTTAGTCATTCCTGCGTTTGATACACACTTCAATGGTCACACGTTTGATGTCTATGCGAGTCATTGAAGCGTCAGCTAGAGATCATTCAGCGCGGCCATTACGCCAAAATATTGCTCATTCTGGGCGGTGATCTGGCTCATGTGGATAATATCAACTCAACCACAGCAAAGGGCACACAGCTCGAAACAACCGACCTAGGCGAGACTGTGAACGAAATGGAGCAATACTTCGAGACACTGATTGAAGCAATCATTAAGAACGCCAATGAGTGTGAGGTCATGTATGCGCCAGGTAACCACGATCCGTCAGTTGGATATATGTTTGCGCGTTTATTGAAACGTGCCTACAGCAACCAGCCGAACATCACTTGGGATATATCGCTGAAGCATTACAAAGGCACAATGTTAGGCCGCAACTTCATTGGTGCCACTCATGGTGATAAAGGTAAGAACAACTACCTTGCAAAATACCTCGATGAGTTCGGCTTCATGTTAGGCACAGCGCAGAATCGCGAGCTTTTCACCGGTCACCTTCATAGCGAGATGAGTAAAGACTTGGGAGGCTTCGTTCAGCGTCAAGTATCAACTAGGAAACCAACTGACAAATGGACTGATGATCTCGGAGTTGTTGCTCACAAAACGTTTGAGCTGGTCGAATATTCGGATCGTGATACGAGGGCGATTTACTATGTTTAAAGAAGAACGTGAGATTTGGAAAGATATTGAAGGATATGAAGGGCTATATCAGGTTAGCAATCTTGGCCGAGTGAGGAGCTTGGAACGCATAGACGCAAGTGGGCACCACAGGAAGGGGATAATGCTCGCTGGCCGCACAGTCCGCGGAGGGTATCTCAATGTCCGCTTATATCGATACGGAAGCGAGAAAAATAAACTTGTTCACCGCATCGTTGCTGAAACGTTCATACCGAACCCCGATAATCTGCCTCAGGTAAATCACAAAGACGAGGACAAAACTAATAACCAAGTTGAAAATCTCGAGTGGTGTACAGCCCTTTACAACAACACGTATGGCACTCGCGTGGAGCGTGTGACGAAAGCGAGAGAAAAACCAATCTACGCCATCACTGGCT